ATAACATAGTACATAGTGCTGATAGTGCTGCACAACTAATAGAGGAGTTGTTTAACGAGCTTAATAATAAGGAGAAATAATAATGAAAGAAAATGGTGTGTTACAGTATCATGGCGCTTGTAGTGTCTGTGGTTCTAAGGATAACAAGGCTACATATAAGCATGATGATGAAAGTCATTCTGCTTATTGCTTTGGTTGTGGAGACTTTCAGTTAGAAGATGGGAGTGTTAAAATAAATAATAATAATAATAAGGAGTATATTATGGAAGGATTAGAAACAGTCTTAGAAGTATCTGACTTTGCTGTTAGGGGTTTCAGAGAAAGAGGTATCACTAAGGATATCTCAAGTAAGTATGGTGTTAGGGTAGGGTATGATGAGAGTGATGGTAAGACTATCCAGTATCATTACTACCCTACTACTAGGAGTGGTAAGATAGTAGGTTACTCTCGTAGAGAAGTATCTAATAAGAAGTTTATTGCTGTAGGTGATGTTAAGAATGATGTAGAATTGTTTGGTCAGTCTTTGTTTCAATCAGGAGGTAAGAGACTTATCATTACTGAGGGGGAGCTAGATGCTATGTCAGTGCAGCAGATGAACGCTAATAAAGGTTCTGAGTGGCCTGTAGTCTCCGTTACTAATGGAGTCGGTGGTGCTCTTAAACAGATATGTGCTAACCTAGATTGGGTTAACTCATTTAATGAAGTAGTGTTTATGTTTGATGCTGATGAGGTAGGTAAGAAATCAGCCGAGGAATGTGCTAAGATAGTACGTACTGGTAAGGCTAAGATAGCTACGCTAGGTAGGCATGGTAAAGATGCTAGTGATTACTTAGTAAGTAACAAGTTAAGAGAGTTAGAAGACGCTATCTGGAGAGCAGAGGTTTATAGTCCTGCAGGTATTATTAACTCAGCATCTACTTGGGATGCCTTCTCTAAAGATATGCGAGAAGATAGCATACTCTACCCTGAGTGTTTCTGCAATGTCAATGCGCTGACTTATGGTAGACGTACAGGTGAGTTAACTATCTTTACTGCTGGTACAGGTACTGGTAAGTCTACCTTTATTAAGGAAGACATCTACCATCTACTATCTACTACCGACCACCAAATAGGGGTAGTATCTCTGGAAGAGTCTATCAAAGAAACCTTAGATGGTATCATTGGTATTCATCTTAATAAGAGAATCAATCTGCCTGATACTAAGTTTGATAGGAAGGGTGAAGAAGGTAGAAAGGCTTGGGAAGCTACAGCAGGTACTGGTAGATTTACTTTACTAGACCATCAAGGGTCTCTATCAGATGATAGCCTAATGCACAAGATAGAATACTTAGCTGCTACGGGGTGCAAGTTCATCTACTTAGACCATATTACTATTGCTGTTAGTGAAGTCGATGGAGATATTAATAGGGCTATGGATAGAGTAATGTCAGACTTACTTAAGTTATGTAAGAAGTTTGATGTATGGGTAGGTGTAGTGTCTCACTTAAGAAAGACTGGTATCGGCTCTATCTCTTATGAGCAAGGTGCTGAGGTAACAGAAGATAGTCTTAAGGGATCTGGTTCACTTAAACAGATTGCATTTCAAATCATTGCTTTCAGTAGAAATAAGTATGCTGAGACTGAGGAAGAAAGAAATCAGGTTAAGTTAACAGTACTTAAGAATAGGTTCACAGGTCGTACAGGCTTTGCTGGCTCAGCTAAGTTTGATGATAAGACAGGACGCTTACATAATGTCAAGGGAGCTACCATTATGAGTAATGAGTTTACTATTGAAGAGGAAAAGGGGTATGATGACGTAGTACCGTTCTAAAGATAATAATAATAATAATAAGGAGTATAACATGAATCTGGTTTTTGACATTGAGGCTGATGGTCTCTTAAATGAAGCAAGGAAGATATGGTGTATAGTCCTCTATGACTTAGAGGAGAAGGTAAGTACTACCTACACCGATGAGATGGATGGGTATCCTAGGTTATCAGCTGCGCTAGAGATAATGAGCAAGGCTACTTCACTGGTTGGTCATAACATTTACTCATACGACTTACCCTTACTTAAGAAGCTTAAAGGCTTTGAGTACAATGGTAAGATAACTGATACACTAATCCTATCTCAACTACTTAACTTTAGTAGGAAGGGCGGTCACGGGTTAGCATCATGGGGAGAGTCTCTAGGAGTTGCTAAGCCTATTCAGGAACAATGGTTGTTCTTTGAAGAGAGAATGCTTAACAGATGTGAGATGGACGTTAAGATTAATGTTAAGACTCTATTCATTCTAAGAAAAGAGTTTAAAGAAGCTAAAATACCTGCTAGTGTAATCACCACTGAGTTTGAGACATCTAGAATTAGTGCTCAACAAGTAAAGAATGGTTGGTTAGTAGATGTTAAATTAGCTGAACAACATTTCGAATGGCTTAACAATGAAATAGATAAGTTAGCCAGTAAGATTACGCCATTACTACCGCCTAATGTTAAGAGGGTAGACCCCTTAGGTAAATTTGTATCACCTAAGTACACTAAGAAGGGGGACTTACACTCTCACTTAATTAAGTACTGGGAAGGATACGACTTTGGTATCTTAAATTCTGAGCGTAGGTTAGGTGGTGCTTATTGTAGGGTTAAGATAATACCTATTGAGATGACTCAACACGCTTTGATTAAGGCTTTCTTACTCAAGCAAGGTTGGGTACCTACTGAATGGAATACTAAGATGAACGATCAAGGTAAGAATGAGCGTACATCACCTAAGTTAACTGAGGATAGCTTTGATACTATCAAGGGAGATTTAGGTAAGGATATTGCATTACACATGGTATACAGTCACAGAAGAAATATGTTACGATCAGTTAAGAATGATAAGACTGGTTGGTTGAATACACTTAGAGACGATAACCGTCTTGAATGTATCCCAATGACATTAGGTGCTGCGACTGGTCGTATGCGTCATAAGAACTTAGTTAACGTTCCTGGTGGTCACGCTACCTTTGGTAAAGAACTAAGGTCTATCTTCGTAGCCCCTAAGAGTAAGGTACTAGTAGGTTGTGACTTAGCTTCTGCTCAGTTAAGATTACTAGCTGCCGCTATGGGTGATGATGATTACAATAAGACTGTTACCGAGGGTAAGGAAGAAGAAGGTACTGACATACATAGTGTTAACGCTAAGATTGCAGGACTTCTAGACCATGACGGTAAGCCTAATAGAAAGATGGCTAAGACATTTATCTATGGTTTCTTATTCGGTGCTGGTGATGCTAAGACTGCTAGTGATTTAGGTATTAAGACTAAAGAAGCTAAAGAACTTAAGGCTAAGTTCCTTAAGGGTCTACCTGCATTAAGTAATCTAAAGAACTACCTTGACAATCAGTTTGAACATACGGGTGGTAAGTATATCGTAGCTCAAGATGGTAGAAAGATACTATGTAGTAGTAAGCACAAGCTTCTTAACTACCTTTTACAGGGAAATGAGGCTATCTTAACTAAGAATTGGATGGTGCTTGCTGATAAGCGAATCAAAGAAGCTAACATAGACTGTAAGTTATTAGCGGTAATGCATGATGAGCAGAACTTTGAATGTAGCCCTGATAGGGCTGATGAGTTAGCTAAAATACTAGAGGTATCTGCTACTGATGCAGGTAACGCGCTTAAGTTTAAGTGTCGTATGGATGGTAACAGTAAGATAGGTAATAATTGGATGGAGATTCACTAATGAACATGATAAAGAGAGGAAAGTTTTTGAGAGTACCCTGCTTTACTGAGGGTGCTAGTCAAGTATTAGCAGAGAGAGTTCTTAGTCTACAAGAACATTACACTGAAAGAAATAAAATAACAGATGAGATAAGAGTTAATGGTAAGGATCTAGATGAACCTACTACCTTCTATACCTTAGGTACTTCTACTTATTTAGATATGAAAGATGCTCATGGTGAGCATGCGGAAGCTACTAACAAGTTACTGCTAGAAAACTTCTCTGATATGTATGAGATATTACTACCTTGTCTGTCAAGGGCTCTTAACGAGAAGGTACTATTTCGTCCTGGTCTTAACATACCAGGGTTTCACATCTTCGATGCTAAGGATTTACCTAAGCAAGGGGTTAGTGGTGGTGGTTCTGTACACAGAGATTATCCTGATTACTCTTCTGAGTTTACATTTAAATACATAAGACCTTTCTCATTTACTGTTTTGCTACAAGCACCTAGTAAAGGAGCAGGGCTTAACTACTGGGATGATGAAGCTCTTGACGAAGAGATTACTTACTTCCAGACTTTCTGTGGTATGACAGAAGATATGCGTGAAAGAGTTGAGCTTAAATCTAAGTATCTTGAGTACAACGTAGGCGAGTTAGTAATACACGATGGTAAGACCCTACACCAAGTAGCTAACATGGTTAAGGTTGAAGAAGATGAACAAAGGATTACGATCCAAGGGCATGGTGTCCTAACTGATGACGGTTACGTTGTCTACTTTTAGTATGAGTCAGCTTAAAGAACTACCTGAAGGCTACTGGGAGCGTCAAAAACGTTTCAGTGAAGCCTTGGCTAATCTAAAAAGAAAACTTAAAGAACAGAAGGAGAATAACAATGAAGAAGACTTATAGTGAATGTGACCTACCACAAGGTAGTGATGAGTGGTTAGATGTAAGAAAGAAACATGGTACAGCTAGTGAGGCTGCATCAGCTTGTGAGATTAGTCCTTGGAAACCCAAGAATAGATACGAGCTACAT